TAAGATATGAAGTATCTTATTCCTTCAGGATAAGATATGAAGTATCTTATTCCTTCAGGATAAGATATGAAGTATCTTATTCCTTCAGGATAAGATATGAAGTATCTTATTCCTTCAGGATAATCCTTCAGGATAATCCTTCAAGATAATCCTTCAGGTTAAGTAACCGTCTCCAGAATCCAAGGATATGCCTCCGCAGCCTCCTCTGATACCTGGACAAGGGCCATCAGAACATAGAGCGCGCCAAGCGACTGTTTCGTCTTATCTGTGGATCTTGTTGTAAAGGACTGGATAAGATCAAGTGAATTCTTCTGCCACCATCTCAATGTATGTTTTGATAGTTGAAGAACATCTGGTACACTGCGAAAAAGACGAGAATCTGCTTTTGCGTGTCGCGGGACAATAGAATCCTTTTCTGCTGTCGAGAGACCAAGCCGATTTGACCACAGGATAAATGCATGTTTGTAAAAGAGTTTGTGATCCTCGATACTCATGGAGTGGAACCATGTGCATCCCATCAGATATCCGAGACTCTCCATTTTCATGAAGATATCTAAGACATGTTGATTCCAGATCTGATCTGCGGTTAGCGTCTCTCCATTCACATACAGCAAGGGATACTTCCTGAGGCGGAGCCATGCAGAGAGCTTTCTAAATTTATTCATATACCGTTCATCCAAGGGTTCGCGCGTATATGGGTTAGAAAGGGCCGTCCCTGTACTCTGGATATGAGAAAGGGAACGAATATCAAATGCCCAGATATTCTTATTTGTATCGGCATAGGAGAAGAAATAGAGAGAAGGAATATCCTTAATACTCTCCATCGTAGAGACTTCTGTCTCATTATGAGCAAAGTCTCTATAATTTGCAGCGGGACCCCTCATGAAATAGGTGCGCATAGGCGCATAGAGTCTCCAAAACCGCTGAATTCGCTTACATGCTTTCGTTTCTTTAAGGGAAACTTTTCTCTCAGATATATTTCTAGACTCTATTAACGGTACAAATCGATGCGGGCGTTTCCAGTGTCTTGAGCAGAAATCTCCTTGAGAAGCATTATATTGACACTGTGTATCTGAATGTGCTCGGCTCTTGATATTTGCGCATTTGCGCAGAGATGGAGTCGACATAACCCTTTCTACTTTGGCGGCCGGGAACCTCTGTGTTAGGCTGAAAATAAGATATAATATAGGGGGTTGGGGTATCTTGTTAGTATACACGTCGGGCGAATTGATTTTTTCAAAAAAAAAAGCGAACAGGGGTCCCGGGGGTCCTGAAATTGAACGGTTTTCACTAAAAATTGACGCAGCTAGGTCGGTGGAATTTGTTAGTGCGTAAAATGTCTTCTACGAATACCCCGACTTCCAGTATAATGAACGCCTCTGCCCCTGTTAAGGTCGCGAAGAAGACGGTTGCGAAGAAGGAGACGGCGGCGGTCCCCGCACCGGTTGCGGTTGCGGCCCCCGTTGTCGCGCCGGTTGCCGAGAAGAAGGTCGTGGCCAAGAAGGCCGTGAAGAGCGAGACGGCGGTTGCGGCCCCCGTTGTTGTCGCCCCGGTCTCTGCGCCGGCCGCCGAGGCGGCTGGCACGGTTGCGCCGGCCACGACGCTGGATGAGGACCTCAAGGCGGTGATGGTGAACCTCTCCACGCTCCGCGAGACGGCGGCGGCGATGGTTGCGCAGGTGAAGAAGCTCGAGAAGCGTGTCCACCGCGAGATCAAGGATGCCCGCAAGCGCAAGCGCCGCGTTAAGGTCGACGAGAACGGCGTCGAGGTGAAGCGCGCCCCCAGCATCTTCGAGCGCCCGACGGCGATCTCGAACGAGCTGTGCCACTTCCTGAGCAAGAGTAATGGCTCGCTGATGTCGCGCTCTGAGGTGACGAAGGCGGTAAATGTGTACGTGAAGGAGCACGGCCTGAAGAACAAGCACGACATCAAGCCGGATGCGCCGCTCAAGAAGCTGCTGGGCGTCCCTGAGGGCGAGCAGCTCACGTACTTCAACCTGCAGCGCTACCTCAACAAGCACTACATCAAGGTGACGCCTACTGCGTAAGTGCGTAAGCACTTAAGAAGCTTGTTGTAGTAGAAGAATAGGTGGGGCCCACCTCTAAAACAAAAAAGAAAACAGAATAAAATCATAAAAGGAAAGAAAAGATTTATTTAGTTTACTCCCGGTCCTGTTATCACACAATTATTCAACGGAATACCCTATATATATCTTTTTTAGTTGCGCAACTAGAAATCACTTGGTCTTTTAGCTCAGTAGGTAGAGCGTGCGGCTGTTACACTTCGTTACACTTACCGCAAGGTCGTCGGTTCGACCCCGACTTGGACCGTATCTTTTTAGATGTACCTTTGGTGCTTCTAAAAAGATCGGGTATAGATAGAATGCCCACAAGCAGTGGAACCCATACAAGAGCATCAACATCAGCCCCTCGGGCATCAACACCACCCTCTAGTGCACGCAGAGAACAGTCCTATACACCTGGAGATTTGGAAAGGATAATGTTACTGTATAACAAAATAAAAACATGGGCAAGTACTGTTGATTTAAAATCAGTTGAAGCCAAAGAGACATTGCGTTTTCTTGCAGAAAAGCATACAAGCAAGTTTGTAGGTCTTACTATGAAGGAAATTGAGGGTGTCGGTAAAAAACAACTTGATCAACTTATGAGCATTTACAATATGGTTCTTACATCTGATAATGAATTCTTAAAAGCATTCTCTACTGAATTAAAATCCTCTTTAAATAAAATTAACCCCTCTGTATATGATGAATTATTTAGAAAAAGAATTATGAATATTAAAAAAGGAGGATCATATGATATGGGGTCCCAAGTTGGCGGGAAAGGGGAATATATATCAATCGCCATATTAATCATGCTTTCTATCATAATGCCAGTTCTTTATGGGGTTCGTGAGCCTACCCTCTATTCAGATTTACCAGTATTGGGCTGGCTTTTCAAGACTACTGATCATTTTCCAACGATGCCAAGAGCAGTATTAGGGCCGGGCCTTCTTCGAAATGCCAGTAAAATACTGGAATCTTCTGATAGACTCCAGCATATGATAGAGGCTGAACGAGAAACCTATATGGCTGCGCTTGATACTGCACGTGTAAGTGCTGCAGCAACTAGTAGCGCTTACGGCACTTTAGTCGGCTATGGCAGTGAACACATACCTAGTGGAAGAAGTGCAGAAGGTAGGCTTTTGCAGCAGGCGTTTGCCCCGTTTCTAGAAGCTGAACAGAGCTTAACTAGAGGTTATGAAGATATTGGTGGACTACTCGCAAATAAAGTAATAGCTGAAGCACGGGATGTCTCACACAAAGCTCTAAGCTGGCTTACATATAAAGCATGGACGCAGCAAGAAAGAGATGACGCGCGCGCCGCCGCCGAAAAGCTTAAAAGTATAACTGATAAACTTGAGACCCAGTCTACCCGAGTAGAAGCATTCAAAGCTGTGGCAAAAGTATCTAAGCCCTCTACCGCAATATCTATTCATGGTGCAATCGGTGCGGCATTGCGTAATAGAGTCTTTGAGGATCCTAAATCTCACGTCGTCCAACTGTTGGCACCCAGTATAGCAAGGAACGGAAAAAAAATTATTACTACTGCAGAAGAACTTCTGCGTAAAGCACAGGAAAAAGAAGAAAAACAGTTAAAGTTGCGGGATAAAGCTTTAGAATTAAAAACTGCAAGAAATAGAATCGTTGAACAACGTGTTGCAGAGGCGAGACAGATTAATATTACTACAAGGAGTGAGGTGGAACTGCGTGAAAGGGTCTCTACGAATGCCATCGCCCTCGCCAATGCTAAAGCTGCTTTGAGCGCGGCGGCGGAGGAAGAAAGTGAAGATACTTATAATGAACTTAAAAGACTTACCGCCGCCCGCGACGCTGCCGCCGACGCTCTCCGCAAGAGTACTGCTGCCCTGCCCAAGAGTGCGAAACCTTCAGAGACTGCTAGTGCACTACGTTCTTTACCAAAGAGTAATCTTAATCAGCAGTATAGATCAGCAACTGAATCTTTTGCTGTTGCTGATGCAGCGTATCAAACTGCAGAAGAGTTATACAATAGTAGTAGACAAAATGTTTCGCTTGCAGAAGAGTATCTCGCTAAGATACATGGAATGGTTGACACCGCAAAAGCTGTTGTCTCAGGAGTTAATCTAGCCTCAATTTCAAGAGATTTGGTTCCTGCGGGCCAAAATTTTGAAGGCGCTTTACAAGAGCAGCCGCATTATCGTAAAGGATTATTCGGGAATACTGGAGGATTCGATACTGAAATAAGTGTTCACGGAATAGTAATTAGATTACGCCTCCCACAAGACGATGCGCTTGTTAATTTTGATATGAATCCTAATATGCTACTCAGATATGTAGATATGATGTTTGATACAGAGCTAGTACTAGCTGATATTGGTGCCGCTACAGGAACATCCGTTGATATGTTAAAGATAGAACAATATGTTTGTAATGGTCAAGGCGGGTGCAAAGGTTCTCCAATAATGGAATCACTGTTAAAAACATTTATATCACATGCCGCAGAGGTTGCTCTAAGTAATTCTCGACTAAAATTATCAAGCCTTCAAAGTGCACAGAATAATTTTACTATTACTGCTGCATCGGATGAAATTGATAAAATAGCAAACGGTATAGCAAATGCTGCTATGGTTTATGGAGGTACTGAAGGTCTACTAAAGGGAATTGCTCGCAGATTTGTTATTGATTGCTATTCCCAGCTTGGAAGAAGAGTACCAACAGAAGCTAGTTATGGAATTATAGGAGAAATTGTTTATAAAACATCTACTAACAAAACTTTAACTCCAGGTGAACTTATGCGTATTACTGATATAAACACGAGGCTTGATATACTTGATCTACAAAATGATACTTGGTTTGATGGGCGACTGTCGATTAGCGCTAGTCACAACAGGGCTTTTCACAGGATAGGCCTATTACAAGCAGATCTCCTTGCCCTTTTTATTTTTGCTGCTGGGTGCGGTGCAGAGGTAATGAACGGCGTTCTCTTTAGCCAATGTAGACGTTTTGTTAGGGCTATTGAGAGGCAAGAGGCTGCCGAGGCCGCAGAGGCGGAGCGCATACAAGAACTTTTAAATGCAGAACAATTAAAAAAGCTTGCAGCTTTAAGAGCACCCGTTGCATCCGCACGTCCACTACCTGCGGGGGCAGCGGCGTCCAACCCCCTGAGGAATCTTGCCGCCGCAGCCGCCGACCACGCTTCCGCTGTCCAACGCGGGGGCGCCCGCTTCACGCGTCGTCGCCCTCGCAAGCAGCGTAGACGAATCTCCCACGCAACGAAGCGATCTGCTCGGCGCTAAGAGAAAGTGAATGACGCACACGAATCCTCTCAATCGATCCATAATGGCGTATCCATGAAAACGCCTTCTGTGTATACATCGACCCAATTGTAGACAGAATCGCAACATCCTGGAGCTGAGCCAAACTAATTTCTTCGTCTCTTAGAATCTCTGAAAGACAAAGTTCTTCCAGCTCCTTTCCAGGAACCCATACTCGATCTACGCCCGCCACAAGGAAATCCATATCTGCAGAAAGAACCACACCAATCTTCTTCTTCTTATACAACTCGATCAGCAGATCATCGGCCTCGCCTTCCGCCTTATGATAGATAATACCTAGCTCAGTTAAACCGGCCTGGAACTCCTTACGAAGTTCCCGTGTACTGTGCCATGCACCTCCCTGCTCAATTTGGCCAATCTGCTTCTCAAGTAGACCACGACCCTTCTCATTAAGGCTCTGGGATGCATCACTCTCAAGATAAGAGCGGAGCTCCTTGGCCTGTCGAGACGCATCCTCACGCTTCTTCCTTCTCTCATCCACTTCCACGCGCTTCGACTCAGGTGCCTTTCCATCAAAGACGACATGAAACGTATATCCTTTTTCTTGGAGGGATCTTATAAGTGTAAAGATCTCTTCAAGCTTTCCACGATACTTATAGAGTATCGAGAGCGCATCAATTCCGACTGTGCAGTTTGTTGTGTGCGACGGTATATGCCGATAAGGCCGCAGATATGAATACAGACCTTTTACCCCCATTAGTTCTTTCTCTGATTTTTTCTCTTGCGGGTATCAATTTTACGCGAGCGGCGAGACCCTCCTTTTGCTTTTGCTGTGGTTGCTTTTGCTGTGGTTGCTTTTGCTGTTCCTGTGGTTGCTTTTGCTGTTGCAGTGAAGCCCTGTTCTAGACATCTCGTAATATCACCTGCAAGAAATGTCGGTAACGTAGATCCATGTGTTCCAGATTTTCCTACCAAATAAGTAGATAACTTTTCTAAAACTTCTGTACACCTCTTATTTCTCTCAGCAGTACCAATACCCCCGCGTAAACGAAGTACAAGATGCAAAGTACTCTCCTTCTGAATATTGTAGTCGCTCAATGTACGATCATCTTCAAGCTGTTTTCCCGCGAAAATTAAACGCTGTTGGTCCGGGGGAATACCTTCCTTGTCCTGGATCTTCTGCTTGATGCTCTCAATTGAGTCGGAAGGTTCCACATCGAGTGTGATCGTCTTACCTGTAAGTGTCTTCACGAAGATCTGCATGGTTCTACTATTATATGAAGTGAAAAGTCTTAACTAAATGTAACGTCGTGACTAACCGATGAGTAAGGAAGCTCTCTGAGCTTCCTTATTTTTAAGTTCATATAGTAGAATGGGTGCAACCCGTAAAGCTCCTAAACAATGGACCATAAAACCAAACATCGTCCTCACCTTTCTTTCTGCAAACCCTGAGTACTTGCCCACCATAGAGAACTATGGTGATTATACGACAGAAGAAGAGATCTTCCGTGTTCGTGTCATTCTGTGGCACACCAAGAAGAGATACGAGCTCTACGCGAAGCGAACAAAGGACCAGGGTGTTAAGAACATCTCCGAGACCACCCTCGTTGCACTTGTATCCGCATCAACGCAAAAGAAGTATAGAGAGCGTGACTCTCCACCCTTCAGTGCAAATGAACTCTGCGGTAGCACCCTCCGTGGAAATGATAAACAGATGTATACCGGTATAAAAAATACATCGAACATTTGTTCTTGGAAACTAGACAACTAAATACCTGTCTAGTTCCGGACTTGTAAATCGACCCGAAGAATGCCGTTTTGTATGCTTCTTTCTTCGTATCGTGATCCCCTTTTTCAGAAGTTCCTGCACACGCCCAATTGTATACCGGGCCGAGTAATCCTCAAGGCTGCGGACACTGTGATGCTTATTTAACTCCTCGTTCTGTGATTGAATCCATTTGATCTGTAAGGCCCAGAGTTGGGCTGCAGTGGCTATGGAACCCTTTGATAGAATGCCGATTAAAAAGAGCTCTGCCCAGGTTTCTATCGACGCCTCCTTCTCGGCTACAGAGGAGATCGGCGGATCAAGGCAGCTCGCGTGCATCAGCTCGTGGACTAAGACGCGGGTCGCCTCCTCTTCTCTGTAGACAACCACACAGCTTGAATCACATGGCATTGTATACCCTCCATTAATGTGCTCAGCGAGCACGGGGGAGCCTCTAGAGGGCAGGACCCTTGGACTCTTCGCCGCAAAATAGCAGATGCGAAAATTGCCCCCAAACATCTGCAGAATGCGCGCCCACGTCGTCCAAGGGACAGAAGTAGGCCCCTTTGAAACAACGAGCACCTTTCCATATTTGCAGACGCGGCACGTCACTGTTCTCGCCACATCATTCCAGAGTCCATTGCGAAGGCGGAGACGGTCGAACTGGCTTTCTGAAGTGGCTTCACGCTGAAGGATCGCGAGGTCCTCGGCCGTCGGTGCCTCCTCATTCCAGCGCGGCGTCTCCTCTTCATACAAGCGTTTTACATTATGTACTATTTCTTTTAGATACAAGGGAACTGTCGGTTCCATCTAGTTCAGCGGATGAAATTAAGAAAGGCTAAAGACCTTTCTTAATTTGTTACGTCATCGTCTATATAGGCTCCGACGAAATTACATTTCGTAACCGGAGAAAAAGGCTCTCCCAGAGAATGGGAATACGATAACTCGGCAGTGTCTGCCCCCCACCCGTTCCATCCGCCGCCGCCAAAATGGCCAAACTCTTCGAGCGCTGCAAAGGCGTAAGTGTCTCCAGCTCCAAGATCACATCCAGGATAAAATGAATGCACTCGACCCAGCGGAGATTTCGCATGAGCAGTTCATAGACGAATGCCTTTATCTTCGGAATATCTTTCAGCGTCGGCTTCGTATTCCAGCTCTTAAAGAGTTTTCTGAAGATATCGGGCCATCCCACAATCGTATCGTTCGATGCCGAATACGGGAGATTCCGTTTATAGAGAGACATCTGGCGATCATCTCCTGTAACAGGAATCTCGACAAACCAATCACGAATACGTTGTGGCACCGGTGTCTCCGAGGAGACCCAGACGGAGAGCTCCCCGTTATTCTGCTCAAGGGCCGCTTGGAGTAAGAGGACCGATTCGGATGAGAGAAGATGAGCGTGATAGAGCACAAGGATACGATTACCCCGACCCTGTGCACCTGAAAGAACCTGGCTTCCCTGGCCCAGACGAAGAAGGACGGGGCGCAAGATATTCTTATCCTGCATACTCATACGACTCACATCGAATCCCACGTGAACAATGGACGATTCATAGGCAATCTGGCCCACTTCCGTTGTCCGTTCCCCCGTCGTTTCATCCGATTCTTCAACTTCGCCAGTCCCTGTTGCCGAACCGATCGTAAGATACTTCGTGTGGAGATTGAGAGTATATCCTCTGGACTGCGCAATAAGGCGCAAGTGTTCAAGTAATTTTGTTCTTTTCCCTGTACCCGGCATCCCCTGCCAACAGAGAGACAGGGTGTCCATCCTATCGAGGATGGAGCTGTCGGTTTAGACCTCCATGTCCATCCTATCGAGGATGGAGCTGTCGGTTTAGACCTCCATGTCCATCCTATCGAGGATGGAGTGGGTCTGGTTTAAACCTGTGATGAGAAGTCTAGTAAATGGAATGGTCCATCCCCCTTCAAAAACTAGAAGTATCTAAAATAAGTATTGGGCCCTTCCTACAAGGAATCAAACCTCTCGTACCCGTCTCGTATCTAGATGGCCAACTCCATATTCCTTCTCTCTCAATCCTTCTCCCCCACTCCACAGTAAAGCAGTATGATCCGCAAACGGGAAAACTTGATATCTCACTCGGTGCAAATGCAGCCGCACTCCAGAAACTCCTCCTTCTCCAGAAGAGTCTTCTTCATACAGTGGTATCGCGACAGGACACATGGTTTCCAAACGATACGAAGACGCAGCAAGAACTGGAGGCGCTCTTTCAGCCCATGATCGAGGGAGATATTCTTCACCTCTATTGTCCTGTTGTCGTACAGGATAAGAGAAGTGGTGCGGAATTAATTTTTGTGTATCAAGCCGACGGCTCGCGGACCCACGGGGTTCGCCCTGGCCATATTCGGGCCGGGGATTCAATTCGTGTCGCCTTTCGTATTCAGGGCATTTCCTTCCACAATCATCCTCTCAATAATCGGTGGTCGGGTAAATTCAGATTTCAGCACAAGATTGTCGCAGTCTTCAATTCAACTTCTGTATAGAAGAAATAGAGACAGCGGTGATGGATAAGAGGAGATTCGCGTGGATCATGAACATCATGTATGGCTTGAAAAACTCTGCATTCGTGCTGATATAGTAATACATCATTGAGCCCAGAAGAATCACAAGAAAAAAGTTGATAAGGTACATCATGCGGACTTGTTGCTTGACATCCTCGTTCGTATCACTCTTTCCAGTTGCACTCATCCGATACATCGATACGGCGAGAAGAATACATACTATGAGTAAAGCAAGACCAATTCCTACATCAGTAGTAGACGGCATTCTAGAGTACCGTTAGGATTCATTTTTTACCATATGAACTTAAAAATAAGGAAGCTAAATCACGGCAATTTATTTCCACTAATATCTTTTGTCCGTTTTAAATATATAATTGTATATACACTCGAAATAAGAAGAAGTAGGATCAGCGCAATCGCCATACCACCCACGATTCTCATAGTAGAATCCATCGTTCCGAAGTTTATAAAATAGAGTCCTAAGCTCCCTGCAAGGATAATCGCAAGTATAATAGGTGTTACTAGACCCAAATCAGCATCAATCTCTACGTGTAATTCTAAGAATAACACAACAATTGCCCCAATAAAACCAACAAGACCGAGCAATGCAGGTAAATAGGATGTATCGAGATCAGGTACAGATGATGCTCGTAAGACGGGATTACCATTTGAAGGAGAGAGTACATTCCGAATGGAGTTTATTAATTGCTTTGATGTGAGGCGCTGTTCCTCATAAACAAGAAACGGTATAGTAACCCCGAGGCACGCAATCAGAATCACCGTCGGGATTACGATATTATTGTAGTAAGTATTTACAGAAATTCTTTTACGAGTTAACCCCATTCTATTCTAGATACAGATTAGAATGGGTAGCAAAACACATAAAAGAAAGAGGAAGTCCCTCAATAAAGTAATTCATTCGGGAGAACCTCAGTGCCATCCTCGTGTGAAGAAAACAGGATTTGGATGCACTCCTCTTGAAGTGCTTCAGAAGGTGTCTGAAGGTGGGGAGCGCGACCTACCTCCTGCGAAGTTGCGTGCCGCGATTGAGAAGAGGCTCGGTGTGGCCGCCCATCACGAGTATACGTTTCTCCATGCACTCCCGCTACCCGCCGAGGAAAAGAACAAGCTTGCAGTGTCTGTGTTATCTCCTAAAAAACCCGATGCATGGAACTCGGACCCCGATAAGTGGCTCGATTCCCAAAACATCGAGGAGGTAATGAAGCAGTACGAAGAGGCTTATTCGGATTTTGAATTCATGGGACCGTATCCCATTGATTTTGCTGCACCCGACCCCTATAAGAAAGACGGAAGCTGTCTCATCTCAGAGATCTGTAACCTACGTGTACAAGCTAGCTTGGCGGCGGGGAAAAAGAAGATTGGAATCATCTATAATCTTGATCCCCACTTCAAGGGGGGGAGCCACTGGGTCGCAGCATACGTCGATATTCCTGGGCATAAATGCTATTATTTTGATTCTTATGGGCTTGCTCCGCCGAAGCAGATTGCCACCTTCATGAAATGGCTCACCACGCAGGACCCGAAGATGAAGCTTCAGTACAATGCTCGCCGTTTCCAATTCAATAATACTGAATGTGGAGTGTATTCAATCTATTTCGTCATTCGCATGATGAATGGAGATAATTTCCGTTCCTTTACACGGCAATCACCCCGAGACCATAAAATGATCGAGCTTCGCGATGAACTCTTTTCCATGTAACTTTTCCGGAAAAAGACTGTAGCTGGAAATTAGATAGGGCCATGTCATCAACTCGGGGACAATTTTTTTCAGAAAGAAATGAGGCCATGCTCGATAGGCTCTTATACAACGATTTCCAGCGCCGCATCGGCGGAGACCTCGAGGAAAAGCAGAAGGAACGCCTCGTGAAGACTGTTCGGCACTACATGAACGAGGTGTATGAGAATCTCGGGGAGCAGCCTGTCCAGAAGCTAAATACGGAAGTCCTCGCCGCCGTTGTCCCTGATTACATCGGCTACCTCCGCAGGCAGCAGAAGGACGAGAAGCCCGTCGATCTTCTTCATGGGGACGTGGCCTCCCGTTTCACTCAGGTTCAGAATGAACGGCAGGAAGGACGGGAGGCGCCTCCTTCTGCTCCCGATTTCCGTCTTTCCCTGGAGGACAGTACCACGGCACCCTCGATGAGCATGTTCGAGCAGATCAAGAAACAGCGGGAAGCGGAGACCCTCTTTGATCGGTCTATGCCAGCCTCTCTTGGGTCTATGCCAGCAAGTGGAGGCCTCAACGACTACGTGGCCTCGACGGATCTTGTTCGCAGAGAGAACACGGAGGCAAATCGCAGAGATGAGCTTCTTCTACAGCAGAGGGCGGCGTCGAGGGCGATTGTACCGAAGGTGCAGATGGTTGTTCCACCGGATCCTCGTCGTGTCCTGTTCGGCGACAGCCTTGGACTCGCGCCCTCCGGCCTTCTCACCCAGCTTACAAATGATGCCCAAGCGAACCCGACTACGCTCCCTGATGCCATGCGCACTCGTTCCGTGTTACCCCAGGACGTGATCCAGAAGCAAGAAGATATCCTCTCCTACCGTGAAAATGAGTACAACCTGCATGTCTACAGTGCGGATCGCGACTGGGTCTCAAATTCAACGGAGAATCGCTACAACTTCTCCATTAACTTCGACCCTGCAAACAACCGCCCTGGGTTCGGATTTTCCACCGCAGCCAACATCAAGTTCAAGAATATTGTTCGTATCGAGTTCGTGAAGGCGATTCTGCCCACAGAGGGCATCGATGTTCTCGTCGCCCAGACGACTGATCTGAGCTACAACACAAATATCAACGTGAATATCCTCTCATTTCCGTACCTCATGGTCCGCATGAAGGAGCTGGATACAAATAACTACGGCACGAACAACAATATTGATAATGCATTCAGTCTAATCCAGTATGATGCAAACTGGGTCTCCGATAACACGGCCAACAATCGCGGCTATCTTGCGATGATCCCGAAGTTTATGAAGTGCCAGAAGGTGTACCACCCGACGCCACTCGCCACCTTGCAGAAGCTCTCTTTTCAGATCGCGCGCCCCGATGGAAGCCTGGTGAGCGATGATCTTGATACGGTGGATATCAGCGGATTCCTCTTGTCTTCGCAGCTCAAGACAAACCCGGCTGCTACAACGACTTTGGGTACAAAGTATGCCGATACGAGTGGTGCATATATCTGGATACAGACGAAGAAGTGGTTCAACAAGTACTCGATCTCACAGGGAGACCGTCTTGTCTTTAAGAATATCGTCTTCCCCACTGCTTCTGTAAATGGCGGATCACCAGACTTCCTGAGTTATATCCAACGGGCGGCGGGGCACGTGGTCGTGGATGTGGGGCGATTCCAGAAGGTGAGCACGGCAACCTCGTTCGCAACGGGTGGAAATATACAGGGCTACTGTAATTACATCATTCTCCGGAACAATTTCCAGGATCCTACGACAGGTAGTGTAAGTCTACAGAATTTCGGAGGAAACGCAACGAACAATACGGCATTGGTGAACTCCTTACCGGGTGCAGCCATGGTATCAGGTCGCGCAATCAATATGAATCACCAGACCCATTTTGTACTGCGCATCATTACACGTGATATGGATTCTTCGACACGCTTGCGTCCAGATAACATGTAAGCGGCCAAGGTCTAAACCCGCGAAGTCATACAACAAAAAGATGAGTTGGCCCGATCAAATCGATAAGGTCTATTTAATTGTTCATCCTCTCAAAGAAAAAGAACGCTTTGAAAGGTTGATTGAGAACTGTCTACGTGTCGGCATTCCTCGAGAGAGGCTTACCATTATCCCGGTTTGCTGGGGATCTGAACTAACTTCCGAGCTCATCTTCAGTGTCTATGATCCATATTTACAGCGTCCCTGCAACTGCTTTACCTTCAAGGGACGCAGCCTCACACGCGCCGAGATCTCTCTCGGGCTCAATTTCTATTCTGCAGTTCGCTCGGCCATTGAGCAGAAGACACGCTATGCAATTACTCTCGAAAGCGACGTATATCTACGCGACGATTTCGTTAGCAGGCTCGCCGATCTCTGGAAAGATCTAGAGGGACGGACATGGGACTATGTGAGTCTTGGAGAAGGAATTGGCACTCGGCCGCCCGATAGACAGATGAGCTCTATGTATGCGGAGACAAAGGCATTTGCGCCTCCTCACCAACTCGTGTTCCGTTGCACCGACTCTATGCTCTTTAACACGGACTATCTGCGAAAGATTGCTGGAACCTTTATTCCTTTCCGTGAGATCATTGATTGGGAGATGAATTTCCAGATGCTTGTGCATCGAGGGACGGCGCTGTGGGCGGACCCCCCTTTGTGCGAGCAGGGTACGTGTTTTAATCGGATGGTTTCGAGTTTGCCTTCTTAGACTTACCTTCTCCTACGAGTCTGATTACCTCTGTGTAATCCGCGAACCGCAGATAGACCAGTCCCTGCAGGTCTTTTCATATTGTTCACTTTCTCTTCAAGATCAGTAATCTTCTTTTCAAGTTCAGCGATAATAGGGGGCAATATATCCTTTATCATTTCATTATATACCAACGTAGCCCCTTGCCCTGCCGGATGTTGTCCCGACCTTGTGTGTTTTATCTTAGACCGGTGGGTATTTTAAACGGGCAGTTAGACATAATTAATTTCTAAACTATGAATATAGAAATGGAGCAACACTGGATGATGGTATTACACTCAGTAGTAATTGGAATTATAATATGCGTATTTATGATATTTGGGTTAGGGCAACAAAATGAGGTTGCGGAACGTAGAAGTATTTTAATAG